CCACTGGTGATAGCTTTGATGTGATCAGCCTCTACCAAGCGTTGGCGGGATGCGATACCCATCAGGCCATTGTTGGGTGCGGTCAGCTTGCAGGGCTGCAAGGAGAAGAAACACCCAAAGATGAAATGCGCGTCCCCCCTCCCCCCTCCTCTTCAGTCCCCCAGCCCAAGGCTCCCGGGGAAGAAAGTTTTAAAGACAGGCTGAGCGACCTCACCGATGGAGACGGACAACTTCTGCCCGGGAAACGAGACGAGATGGCCGAGCTGGCAATTGATGCCTTGGAGAACGACAAGCCATGCTCCCTCACCGCTCTGTTCAAGGCGAAGAAGATTCCCTTTGAGACAGCTATTTCTCTTGCGGAACACCGCATGGTAGGGCTTTTGCAACACCCGGAGCTGGGCTCCCCGGCAGTCGCATGGATCTTTGATAATGTTCACTTCGGATCAGGGCTCAAGATCAGGTGGGACAGCAGCCACAAAACGATGTGGGTTGTGGGGCGCTCCTCCGAGCATTTGTTTGGAGAGCAGGTTTGCAATTCAAACGGGCAACACGCCCCCATGTTTGTTACCGAGGGCGAGACCGACTGCATCACGCTTATGTCAATGGGCCTACCCGCCGTGGCTGTGACCGGGGCCCGGGTGATCCCGGACCACCGGATTCTTCATTGCTCTCTCTCCCACTGCAACGTGGGCGTAGTCTATGATCGAGACAAGGCCGGGATTGAAGCCACCGCGCAGATTGAAGAGGCAATCTTGCAACATGCAACATCAGCCACGCTGCTGCGGGAGACATTCGCAAAGATCCCCCACGGCATGGACATCAATGAGTGCTGGGCCAAGTGGGGCTCAAGTTTTATTGAATACGCATGGAAAGAGCTTGCAGCTCTTGATAAAGCACACAAAACTCACACCCCTGAATGAGCACACAAATAGTCAGACCTGAGACGGCGAGCCACTGGTATAAGGTGGACGAGAACAACAACATCAAAGCCTTCCACAATGTCCCCTATGCCGGGAAGCGCGGGGAGAATGGAGAGACCAGATCCACAACGCTGAGAGATGCCCGTAAGGAGGGAGCCTTCCCCTCAGTGACGAACATCCTTGGGCTGCTCCACAAGGAGTTCCTAACGGCCTACAGAATCAATCAGGCCATCCTTGCCTCGTTGACCCTTCCGAGAGAAGAGGACGAGGGAGGGGATGCGTTCGCTAGGCGCGTTCTAATCGACTCCAAGGAACACGCATCGTCAGCCGCTAGGCTGGGAGAGCGCCTGCACGAACTTGGTGCGATTTGGTTGCAAGACCCGAGCGCGAACCCCGACATCGAAGGAGAGAGAACCGAGGGTCGCATCCTTGCCGAAATTGCACACCCGCTGCGCGACCTGCTCCGCAAGGTGATCCCGGACGAGAAGGCCACCAAGAAGGAGTTCTCAGAGTTCCTTGTGGCCCACCCCTTGGGCTTTGCCGGGTGCTGCGACGGGCTCATGTTTCTTGACCCGAAGGACGACGAGATTGCATCAAAGCTGCGAGAGGCGGGATTTGGAGTCCTCGTTGAAGCTGGAGACCCTGTGATAACAGTTGCGGATATCAAGTCTCGCGGGGCCGACCAGAAATCGCCCCCTATCTACGAGACTGACATCTTGCAGCTCTCTGCATACCTCCATGCGATTCCAAACTCACAGGAGGCCATGCGCGGCATGACCGCAACAAACACCCCCGCCATCAATGTTCTTGTCAACACACACGAAAAGGCAGGACAGGACGGGAGGTGGGTGGCTGACATTCATGTCCACAAGGTGGGTGACATCAGAGACGCTTTCGCCGCCTTCATGTCCCTGCATCGAGTCTGGTGCTGGGCAAAAAATTACTACCCCTCTCCCACCCGGGGACATTTGCTGTCGCCAAAGGGGCAAACTTTAAAATCACTAAAAGAAATAACCAACACACATCCATGAACATTAACGACATCAAATCCCTTGCCGACAAAACCCCTGTTGCCGATGTGCGCGGCATTGTCGAGAAGCAATACCCGCCAGCAGAGCAGACGCCCAACGACCAGAAGTGGTCACAGCACCGCCAGTCCCTTCTCGTCAAGGACGACGAGGGGAACAAGCTCATGGTGACCCTTATGAAGGAGCCGCTCCACATCCTCGACTCCGTTGAGGGCAGTGATCTTCGGCTCACGGCGGGGACTAACCAGAAGGGGGAGACTCGCGGCTTGGTGCTTAACAGGTGGGCTCCCGCCGGGGCCACCTCCGACAAGTTCACCCTGAAGGTTTACCCAGAAGCCACAATCCGCATCCTCCCTCCGGGGGGGAGCGTTGTTGCGGACCCGCCCAAGGCCGTGGAGGTTAGCAACGGGGCCAATGATAGTAGCGCTGCTGTTGCCCCTGACGGGGAGACCGCATTCCATAAGCAGCTGGAGCTTTCCTCTTACGCCTTTTCAATCTGCTTGGACAAAGCGGAGGAGATTCTTGCGGACAGGAAACATGCCCAGTCCCCGGAAAACTATCGGGTTGTTGCAACCAACCTGTTCCTCGACGCCAAGGCCCACATGCGGTCCTTGACCGTTCCCAAGGCCCCCGCAGGGGGGGCTATGGAGGATTACGACCCCAAGACCGGGCACAGGGAGGATCTTGCCGAAAGGCTCATCAAGGGCCACAAGATGCGCGAGGACGGAGAGCTGGGGGAAACCGCTCTTGCCGTCTTGGAAACACTCACAAAGGAGGCTACGGAATTTGGCGGCGTCTGGGAAGAGGCATACGACGCGCTTGCCTTTGGCGTGGTTAACTCCAACCAAGGCGACAGCACAGCGGAAAACAGGGCAACTGCATGCAACTTAGTCTTTGACGCCATCCAGAAGACGCAACCCTCCCCGGAGATGTTTGTCGTTATGGGTCAGGAGTGGTGGAGAGAACAGGTGCAAGAGGAGATTGGCCGCATAGCAGGAGTCTGATATGGAAAAACTTGTCAGACTTAGCAACGCTCCAGAAAACCAGCCCTTGGCTCTAGACGTAGAGAACGGGCAGCTGTTTCTGGACAAGGACTCAGAAGACGAGGGGGCCATAATCAACTTGGATTCCCCGGCCTCAGTTTCGTCTCTCCGGGGGGTCATAAACCACAGCAGACCCACATGGCTGAAGCAGTTCTTTGGGCAGATAGGGGGCTACGTTAGCGAGGCCTCAACACAAGCAGAAATCGACCCGGAAACCGGGGCCCTCGCCTTGGGGGGGAAGATCACGGCGTCTGACCTCAAGAAAGTATGCGCCCACCTAGCGTGGCTGTATGAGGCCCAGTATCGCCAGAACAAGGAGATCCTCCTTTGGATAGGCGAGATAATTCTCGACTACATGGCCCGGTCTACCGTTGACCTCACCATTGAAGAGACCATTGAGGCCCTTGGGCTTTTGGAAAGGGACAACGGGTTTAAGTGGAAGCTAAAAACCTTGGCCCGGTGGCCGCTAGTGGTGCACAGAATACCCGCCGCTATCAGGCAGCTGCCAATCCCCCCGACCTACTTGTCTGAAGCGGCTCTCTTCTCTCAGCCAGAAGACCCAAAGGCAAAGATCCGCTTTAGCAACGCCCGGGATGCGCTCTTGCTTTCCGTTGCAGACAAACCCGATGCTTGGAGTCGCCAGCGGCTCGTCAATTGCATGAAGGAGTTGCAAGAGCATTTTGGAGTGGAGCGAACCCGAAACGAAGGAGTGGCTGCGCTGCAAGGCCGACTGCTCGCCCTCTACAGGCTTCGCCACACCGCCTTCTCCTCCCCCTCAAGTGTGCAGGGCTATTATAAAAAGCTGGGGCTCGATGAAACGTATGTCGCACAGTGGATCTACAACATTGAGAGCGAGCTGATTTATCGGGGCAAGATGGAGGCGCTGCCCGAGGACGAGATTCCTTCTGGAGACGGCCTGACCAAAAGTGCGAAGAAGCGCATAAAGGAACTGCGCAAAAAGGAGGAGGATGTTCCCTTTTGATGAGTGATACACAAAAAGTCCGCGAGACTCTTTACGACATTGTTTCAGAAGAGGCATTCATCTCCCACCTCATCAGTGACCCCCAGCTCCTCGTAGGGGCCGGGGACGTTGCTGCAAGTCTAAGCGGGGAGAGAAAGGTTCTCGCCAAGAACATCGAAGAGCTTGCGTCTGCCAACGAGCCCTTAACCGAAGAGTCCCTTCGGGTGCATGGGGCCGAAGAGAAGATCCGACAGCTCTTCGCCAAGCTGGCCCCCCTAATGCCCCCAGTGTCCGGGGGGAAGCTGATAGATCGCCTTAGAAATGTGGCCTCTCGGCGCGAGATAGCCTCTGCTGCCGCCTCAGCCTTTTCCGGGGCCACGGAGGGGGTAAAAAGCGCCAATGCCGTTATAGAGGATCTGGAGGCCGCTACGGCCAAATCTAGGTTTCTCCTGCAAGGCCATGAGACCTCTGGCGGGGTCTCTCATGTAGGAGAGGTTGAGGATCTGGTCGAAGACATCGTCTGGAGAACCAAGAACCCGGGCCAGATCCGGGGGATGGAATTCGGCTTCCCGCGCCTAGAAAGCTATATCGATGGCCTACAGGCGGCAAAGCTATACCTGATCGGCGCTCGCCCATCTGTGGGCAAGACGGCCCTCGCCGGGGACATCGTAGTAAACCTCTGCAAGCGGGATATCCCGTGCATGTTTTTTTCTCTGGAGATGTCTGGGCTGCAAGTTCGCCAGCGGGTTCTTGCAACGTATTGCGGAGTGAACCCCACCAAATCCCTCCGGGGCCCCCTGATCAAATCGGAATTGGATGACATCCGAAGGGGAGTCTCGGCCATGAAAGGCTGGCCCCTGTGGATAGATGACACGGACAGGTGTTCAATAGAACAAATCCGGTCCCGCGCTCGATCCGCTGTCGCGCAACATGATGTAAAATGCATAGTCGTAGATTATATCCAACTTGTGCGAGGAGTGGAGCCTAAAAGCAGAAACTCAAAACAAGAAGAAGTTTGCGAAGTGAGCGGGGCCCTCAAGGCCCTCACCAAAGAGCTGGCCGTTCCCGTTGTTTGCTTGGCCCAGCTACGGCGCACAGGGAACGCCTATTCTTCTTCAAGCAGCCAAACCGAAATACCAAAACCGAACCTTGAATCTCTCAAGGAGTCAGGATCTTTGGAGCAGGACGCTGACGCAGTGATACTTCTGCACCGTGACCCAGCGAAGAACGCATCCGAGGCATTGGCCATAGTTGCAAAGAACCGAAGCGGGGCTTGTGGCGAGGTGCGGCTGCAATTTGCCAACGACACAACATCGTTCTCGGAGGACTCAGTCCAGTTTGCAAGGAAGTAACCTAACCCCACAATGATGAAACGAAGCAAGGGGTGGGCTCACGTTAGACCCTCAGAGGTCGATAGAGATCCGATGCTTGGTTATTTGGTCAGGCAGAGGCTACAAGCGAAGCAGTCTATGGAAGAAGCAGACGCCGCCATACGGGCCTACAAACTGCGAGTCTCCGAGGAGGTTCCTGACAAGTGGCTGCTGGGGCTCACCCCCTGCCAGTCCCAAGTGTTGGCCTTGATTGTTGACTCCTACCTCAAGACGGGAGTGTCCCCCACCAGCCGAGAGATAGCTGACGAGATGGGTTGGGCCTCTGGCACATCTGCCGTTAACGTAATTAGCGCCCTTGTTAAAAAGGGATATGTCCACAAGGTTTCCAAGCAGTGGAGGTCTTTGATTCCCCTGTTCGATTCTTCACGCGAGCGCGTGGCAAACAAAACATCAAAAAAATGACTGAACCAACACCAAGCACGACAGACGCCTACTACAGCAGGCTAATCATAACCGACCTAGAGGAAATGCGAGACCTCGAAAGGGAGAACCTTAAACAAATCGAGGAAGAAGGAGAGAAGTTGCAAGAGCGCATCGACTATCTGGACAAGGTAATCCATGTTGTCCACCCTTGGGCTAAAAGAGCCGCGCTGGCCACCAAGGGGGAGCTGGACTCTTCGCCGCTGTCTCCGCTTGTGGTTGGTGATAGTTGCGTTGTGAGTGATGGCGCTCGGCACACACACCCTGCGTATTTTTCCCGGACGGGAGAAGTTATTGAACTCAAACCTCACGGCCCGGGGACGATCTCAGTTAGGCTAGACCCCCTTGAAGAAGAAGACGCTGAAGACATGAAGGAGAGGTCTTTCATTTTCTTTGAGTCCGCAGTCCAGCCCCTCCAACCGGAAAGCGATCTTGCTGGGAGTCTAAATCCCCCCAAGAGTCACCCGCTTCACCGCCCTGTTGAGGAGCCCAAAGATGGAGAAGAAGGCGAGAATCGATGAGCAGTTCCTTCGTCGCGCAGGCTTTAAGGAGGGCCCTGACGGAATCTGGAGCAAGGAAGGTTGCTCACCTGACGATCCCCCAAGTGGGCCCGACCCTGAACCAAGCGCGGAACAGCCACTGGAGGAAGCTGCACAGGTGCAAGCAGATCCAATACGCCGCATTGTTGCAATCGTTACCGTCACGACCGTCAGATCCAGAGATTACGACGGACTGGGAGCCGCAGCAAAATACTATTTGGATGCCCTTCGACACTGCGGACTGTTCCAAGATGATTCCCCAGAGTATCTTGAGGTCATCTGCTGCGCGGAGCGTTGCGCACATTTTTCGGAAGAAGAAACGCTCATAGAGCTATACGAAGAACCACAACCCTGAAACTTTAAAAGTTAAGCCGCTCCCGTTGAAAGACGGGGGCGGCTTTTTTTGTGCCCTAGCCAAGCCCTGAAAGTCCAGAGCACAAAAGTGTTTAGCCCTTCCCCCCCTTTTTGCCGCCCAAAGACCTGTTCAGGGACTTGGAGATAATTCTGGTTTTGGAATTGTCCAGATCCCCGGTCTTGGATGACCCCGGGTGATCGACTTCCTTGCCTTGCAACTCCTTGTTGCCGAGCAGAGCAGCTGCCGCCCTTCTGGCACCATTTCGCTGCGCTCGCCTCTTCTTCTGCTCCGGGCGAGAATTGTAGGCCCTTTGCCTGATCGAATCAGCCGTTGCCCCAGACTTATATTGCCCTAGCCTAGCCATTTCCTTTTCCTTGCGGGACTACTGTCCGTAGCCCCCGCTCTTCAAGCGTCCTTTAAGCTGGGCCGGAAGCTCTACTTTCCCTGTTGGGCGCTTCACCCTACCGCGTGTGGCGCTGGCTGTGGGCCTAATAGGCTTGGTGGCAGGGGTCTTGGCTCTGGGGCCCGTGTTGACCACTGGGGGATTGGGGTAGTCGGCAGACTTCTTTCTTTGTGTCTCCTGCTTCGGGGTGCCTACCCTGCGACGCTTCCTCATCAAGCGCCTCTCTACCCCCGTGCTGCCAAATTTCGTGGTGGCAGCAAATTCATCCAAGCCCTCTTCCGCGCCCTCAGCGGCGGCTTCCTTGGCGGCGGCTTTTTCTTTTTCCCCACCAGACCATTTGGACTCCACCCCCGTGCTGCCAAATTTCTCGGTGACATCGTTCACCGTTTTAGTGGCCCTGTTCTTTTTTCCAACCTTTGGCATAATGTGTAGATTATTAAGAAAAGTTGCAAATTGCAACATCAATACCCCGGGGGGAGCTTGCGGATCTTTTTGATGGCCGACCGGATGATAGTGAAAATTTTCCTATTGAAATCCTTCTCAGAGAAGGGAGTGGCGTCTTTGGGGTCTGCGTAGTCCCACGGGGCCAGAACAATCTCGGTCTTGTTGTCCTTCATCAGTGTCCCCCGGAGCCTGAAAAGCATGGCCCTGTCCCCGTCCTCCACATGATCGAGGAACCAAACAGTGTATCCCTCTCCAATTTTGAGGCTTTTGGGGTTTCTGGGCACTGTTTTAGTCTAGCAGAATTGCAATCCTAGTAAAATCCCCGTCTCCCTAAATGTCCGATTCTCCTGCCGCCTCCCCTAGCGGCCTCGTATTTCCTTAAATCCCTTGGGAGGGGGATGTCCTCTATCCTGTTTCTGTAGCGCGTGGCTTGCTCAATACAGCAAAGGCCGATCCCCGCGCTGATCACATCGTCATCGTGGGCCCCGGGGAGCGCCTCAGCCCTGCCCTTGGTATTCACACAAAACGTCTCGCACTCCCTGACAAGGTTCAAGCAGTTCAAATGAACGCCCCCGCCGTCCTCATCATACCTCCTAATGGCCCTCGCCACTGTTTCCTCGATTTGCAACCGCGTGGCGCTGGTGGTGTGCCACCCGAAGGCCTTGGACCGCTTCTGGTTAACATGATTGAAAATTTCCCTCTGATAAATGGGGACATTCCCCTTTGCCCTCAACAACTCAACAAACCCCCTGTCACAATTTATCTCAGGGACCACAAGGCACTTGCCATAATACATTGCAAGTCTCCATGTCCACTCTGCCAGAACGTCCACATCCCATCTGCATCCCGGGATCAGGCGAGCAGCCAGAACAGTGGGGAGCCAGCCCCTGTCCCTGTCAAAATACCCCTTCCTCCAAAGCAGAACCGAGTGGCAGTCAGGGTCTCTTCCTCCTACCTGTGACTGTCCTGTCATCAGGTCCGCGCTGACAAGATAACAATATCCGTCCCGGGGAGGCTCGTAAATGTGCGCTATGGCGCTTTCCGGTGCAGTCTGCTGCCATGTGACGAACCTTTCGTTCTGCGCCAGCTCCAGCGTCCCGGGCCTCATCTCGGTCTGCGCCACAGTTGCCTTTTTCCTTTGCCACTCCAGCCCGTCCCGGCCAAACCTGTTTCTAGCAGAGGCCCTGAAGGCGTGTTGTGGAGTGGTGGGGAATTCCCGGTCAAACTTAACCTCATCCCCGTCGCACTCGCTCTCCAGTATCTTTCGTCTCCACGAAATATTGTTCAGGGATACCTCCCACCTCCGACCAGTCTTGTCGTAAACCTTGTAGTTGGCCATCAGCTCCTTCTCCGTGGCCGACAGGGATCTCCTAACCTCTTCTGTTGTAATCCCGGTCAGGGAGTCCTTGGCGTCATTAAACGCATACCACGGAGCAAATATGCGAATCCAGCGACCGCTCCAGCTGGGGCCCGTGGCCCTCACATGCTCCCAGTCGTCAGCCTCGTTCCAGCGATCAAAGAACACCCCCGCAGGGCCCTGAGCGGTGGACTCCAGAACCACAACAGTATCGGGAAGGTCAGGCACACACGCCATGACCCCGGTCAGAATCTCCGAGCTGTCTCTGGCGGGAGTGTCTTTCCAGCGGCCTATCTCTGTTGCAAGAACGAAATGGAACGTCCCGGATCGTCCAGCCTCGGAGTCCTGAGCCGTCTCCTTGGTTAGCGTTGACCCGTTGCCAAATGTCCCGCTGTCGTTGGTAATGCGCGGCCTCTCATGGCTCCACGCCATCTTGTCGTAATCCGCATACCTTTTTGTGATCTTCCACAAGTTGTCAGTCTGGCTGAACTCACCGCCGATAATCAGCCCATTGGATTGGCGGCGTTGCAATGCATGGTATAGCGCCGCCGTGGTGATAGTTGACGACCCCTTCTGGCGCGGCTTCAGGATGATTATCCGACATGGCTTCTTGTTCTCCCTGCACCACCTGACGGCATCGCACACTTGCGACTGAAGGTGGTTGAGGACGGGCGGCTCGATCTTGCCGTCTTTCTTGAGGATCTTCCCAAACTGCTCCACCCAAGCGTCTTCGTTTTGGTTGCAAGCGGCCCGGATAATCTCGTCGGCCTCCTCGTCGGTCAGATTAATCTGAATCTCTTCTGCGGGGTTGCTCATTTGTGGAATTGTTGGTGAAGGTGCCACTTGTATTTGTTTGCAACTTCTATTGCCTTGTCATCAAACGGGAAAAATCTGCCTCCCCACACCTGATCGTGATCCTTGTATGGGCCCAGAGGAACCACTCTCACCGTCCACTCGCCCCGATAACTCCCTCTGGCGTTTTTGAATTTGAGAAGACCTGTGAAATGAGATCCGGTTTTCGCGACCTCAATCCATCTCCGGTAATAATTATCCCCCTGCTCCTCATCAAACAAATATGACCGCCAGCCCAGACCGTACAAGGAGTGGTCGTCCGCTCCGACAAGCATTTCGTATGCGCGGTTGGAAAATACAATGTCCCCGCCAGAAGCGCACCTGAACGCGGGGAACGGAGCCTCTTGCAGCTCCATCAGCCTCTCACTCACCAATAGCCTGACCTCGTCCTTGATGCTGCTCCCCCCATTGGTTTGCAATTCCTTTTGCATCTCAGACACCTGATCCTTTATCTCCCCCAGAATCCGGGGCATCGCCTTTTTGGCTTTTTTGTGCTGCCACCAGCCTTTCCACCAATTTCTGCCCCTTGTAGAACAAGACCACACGACTCCGAGGCCCGAGATGATAGAAGCCACGGTGGTAATGAGGGTGGAAAAGTCTGTAAGCATCAGGAGGGAAAAGTTGCATAAATTTTCAAGGCTCTTTGAACACGGGGGGGTCTGCCTTTTGGGGGGTGAACCCTCTCCAGCAAGACAAGAACACCACTTGCCCCTCCATAACCCTGCACTCAATGATATGGGCCCCTGTGTGGGCCGCTAGGCCATTGCGCATCATAAACTGACTCTGCCTCTGGGTGCAACCAGCCATCACGGCGGCTACGCCCCTGTAGGCCGGGAGGGTCAGGGCTTTGTGGAAATGCCCGATGAGTAAAACGTCAGGCTTCTGACCCGACTCAATCTGCTCGATTATCTTCTGGGGCTTATAGCTGAGCGCGTAACTGCTGCCCCCGCCGGGGTGGAGCATGTCAATGCGGATGTCCTTCTCTCCGGTCCTTGCAACAACCCATCTGGCCGCGTCCGACCCAAGGTAATTGATGTCATCTCTCCTTTCCCCGATTCTGGCGCAAACGTCAGTCCCGCCATTCTTCATGTGGGCCTCATCGTGGTTTCCTGAGATCAGGTGAGTGGTGATCCCCTTGATGTATGGATAATGCTCCACGACCCAGTCCACTTGAGAGTCAGCGCCATGCCTGTGGACTTCGTGCTCATGCCCCTTCCTCATCTGGACCCCCTCCGTCATGTCGCCGCAATGGTATACGGTGGAGATGCCCTCCTGATCAAACCACTCGTAGATGGCCCTTGTCATGGCGATCTCCTCATAGATGGAGCCAAAGTGTGTGCAACTCAGGGTGCCAAACTTAAACGCGGGGGCCTTCTCCCCTATCTCAATCCTCTGGACCGCTCTCTCGCTAGCAAGGGCCTCTAGCTGGTCTCTTAACGAGAGGATCTGCCCCGCGTGTCCCCGAGCGAACTCATCCAATGTTTTGCCCTTGTCCATAACATCAGATTATCCCGAGAATTTTCTTCATCTGCTCAATAATGTGAGCGGGGCCCCATACATTAAGGTCACCCTTTTTTAGCCGATAGGCTGCAAACTTTGGGGAATCGGCATGCCTCCTCCAGCTTTGTGTCGGCAGGCGGCATAGCTCCCGGAAATCATGGTCATCGAAATACTCCTCCCGCTCCTCATTGAGCAGCTCCCCAACCTTTTTTTCGATGATGAGGTCTACGTCATACTTAGCGCGAAAGGAGTCAATGGATCTCCCCTTTGGGCCCCTCCGGGGGGAAGGATCGCCAATCCCCAAGTCTCCCCTTATTTGCTCAACAATCCCAACTCTCGTATTGAGGTTGTGCGCAATTTGCCCGTTTCGGTATTCCGGGTTTTTTTCGAGGGCCTTCTCGACTCTCTCCCTAAGTTGGTCATCTGTGCTTTCTTCCATAATTATGTGTTCTATTTCTTCGCGCTGAGGCCACCTGAGAACAATCTGGCTTCAGCGTTTCTTCTTGTGAGAAGCCCGGGGAGGCCCTTGCCAACCCACAGGCGCTTCATTGCGGTAATTTCTCTGGGGACTCGCCCCGCATATCCCGTCGCTATGTGATCACGGATGTTGCGCATTTCTGTTCTGCGAGATCCGCTCATGCTTGAGCCCCTGTTGAAAACCAACGAGACCAAGGCTCCGTTGCAATCAGGATGCAACCTGTCCTCAGAAAGAAGAAAGGCCCTCTTGGTGAGGGCCGTGAACCGTGGCAGGGTAGAGTCGTCAAACACCTTTTGCGCCTCCTCCCAAGTGACATGCACCCTGTATTTGGCTGCGGATAAAGCATACTTCCCGGCAGACCCCTTTTTCCCCGAGCAGTTCTTCAGGGCCCTTAGCTCTTCCTTGCTAACGACCTGTCCCCAGTCCTTTTCTATTTGCTGTGCCGTGTTGTAGCCAAGGTCATA